CTGCGTTACCGCTGCATCCGCAATTTTAAGAGTTTTGACAGCTCCGTCCTGCATATGGTCTGTTGTAATGACATCGACCTCATCAGGGATGAGATTATCAAGTCTTTCGCCCAGTGTTGCCGATTCGCCCCTCGCAGCGGCAACCTCACGGCAGATTTCGGCTGTTGTGCCAACGGTATCTTTGTTGATTTTGCTGTTATCGGCAAGGCTCGGAGTTACCTGTACCTTTAAGGTAAGTGGAGTGTTTAATACCTGTGTTTCGCCATTTGCAATTTTAATTTCGATTGATAAAAAGCCTGACAACGATTTAAAATCTTCAAGCGGCACGGTGATTAAGTCCGCCGTGCTGTTGAGTGTGCAAGCCACCGCATCAGAGATTAAAATGCCCTCTGTAACAAATGTTGCTGTTGCCGTACAGTCTGCAAAAGACAGTTTTTCGCCGCTTGCTGTTAATGTAACATCAAGGTAGCGAGTAGCCTTATCATTTACATTAGCAATTACAACAATATTTGGTGCATTACGGTTATTGACATCAACCGTAACGGATTTGTGTGCTAAGCTAATAGCCATTATTTTTTAAACCTCCTCTGTATTTTAAGTAAATCGGACATTGACATTTCAAGGTTGCCGATTGTGATTTCCTTGTATTTTTCGGATACACTATCAAAGATTGTTTTTGATACTTTCTTTTTTATTTCGGTGCCGTCGAGCATTACGACGGTAACATAATCGTACAGTTTAATGTGGTGCATTTTTGTAAGCTCAGGCTCAACATTAACAACGATGCTCAAGGATTCAGCTGATTGGTCTGTGCTTTCGTAAATATAATTTTTAGCTTGTTTTGCAAGCTCTGAACGAACCTCTTTGTAGTTTAATCCGCTTGTCGGGCTGACAGCATAGCTCTTAATTTTGCTTGTACAGTCAAGATTGTAAACATTTTTGATAGCTCTTGACAGCCCTGTTGAGTAAAGAGATGTTGTGGCAACAACAACTTCGGCACCATCAACTGTTTTACATCTCGCATAAGGCAAAACATGAGTAAAATAGCTTTCAATTGATGCTGTCTGCTTATAATTTGATACATTTGCACCAAAAGCAATCCTGTAGTCTGAGTTTGTCATTCTCGGTTTTTGATAATAAATTGCAAATTGATTAAAAGTTAATTCACCGCCATATGTTGCAAGCAAACCTTCGGCGTCATCGTTAAAAATTTTTTCAAATTTATCACAAGTTGTTAATCCGAGATTAAAATTCTTTTTTGCAATAATATTTGATGTGGTTGTAAAAAAAGTGTACGGTGCCGAATTAAACCAACAGTTTCTATTTGCTTGTATGTTCCACAACTCATCAAGGATTTCTATTACAGATCGTTCATTCTTTAAATAAGTAAAATGTAAAAAAGTTCCATTCTGAAAAAATAATCTTGAAACATGGTCGCCCGAAATGGTCAAATCACCGTTTTTATCAATTTCGATTTTTTTGATAAAAAACAGCTGTGGATTTTCCTCGTTGTTTGGCTTGGCTTTTATATATGAGCCAAGCTTGATATATTTTGCAAATTTATCTGTACTTTTAACTTTTGCTGTAAAGCTGTAATCTCCGTTTTTCTCCATGGTCACGAGAAATTCCGTACATTCGGTTAAAAATCCATATCCATTCGCATTATATAAAGCATCTGTCGACTTGTAATGGTCAATCACATTGTAAAGTATAGGTTGCATTATTTTTAAAGCCTCCTAAAATTCGGCACGATTTCAACCGCCGAAAATGCACCTGTCGCTGTCGCCGAAAGTTTAATCACATTCCAACCCGGTTTTAGCTCGGGAAATTTTACGCAGCTAATACAGCTGTTTGCGAGATTTTTATAATTATTAAAATAAGCAGACTGCTTTTCGGAGTCGAGGATAATCCTGTCATATGATGTGCCGAGGATATTTAAAGTTTGACCGCCGTTTACAGTTAAAGTGAGAGCATTAACCGTTGAGCCTTCGTTAATTATTGTGATTTTCGGCTCGGCTGTATAATTTTCGGGATTATAAATCTCAATTTCCGCCGTCTGCGTTGAGGTCAAATTTGGTTTGATGACCTCTTGCCCTAAATCGCTGTACCAAAACGGGTGGCGGCTAAAAGTAACGGTTGTTGATAAGCAAAGGGGCGCAACCTCGTTAATCGTGTCGATATTTGTACAAATCGCTTTTGTAAAGTAAGCAGGATTGTAGGTGTCCCTAAAGATTTTATACTCACCGTCCCAAACGGTAAGCCATTCTGCAAACGCTCTTACAAGCTCGGCATTGCTTTCGTTCGGCACAATGTACGGACAACTGTTGACCTCGAACTGCATTTCAACATTATCAAATAAGCCATTGTCAGCTATCACTCCGCCATTTTTGCCGTAGACGGAGGTAAAATCAAAGTTGCGCTTTGCAATTTGATATTTTGGGGCAGTGGCTATAAAAAAGCCTACTGTCCGCAAATCAATACCGTTATATGTAAAACTATGTCTCATCTTTAACCTCCCCAGCGAGCCGCTTCGCCGTCAAGCGTCTGCACAATTGCGGTCGATACACGGCGGTTAAAATCGTCAACATCCATGTCATTATTGATGTTTACATCGCCTATGTATTTAATCTCAATCGTAGGCGAGTTAGTCACAATTTTTGACATCTGGCTGTTTGCCGCTGCGTAATCTTGGCTTTGTGTGCGGATGCCTGCAAATTTACTGTTAATCGCACCGACAGGGTCGCCCTCAACAGCTGACAAGGCTTTGGCCGCTAAGTTCCTTGCTGCTTTTTGAGCTTCGACGATTTCATCTTCAATTCCGAGACAGTAGCCTTTACCAAAATAAACACCAAATTTTCTCGGCTTTTTTGCCGGAGAGTGCGAATCCTGCTCTTTTTGCACTGATGCTAAGGCTGCAGCGGCAATTGATGCCGCTGAATTACCTACACCAGCTATAACCGATTCAATGCCGGATGAAAATCCTGTTGAAAAAAATGCGCCGAGCATCGAGCTTGCCGATATTACATAAGCTACAAGGTTTTGTGATGCAGTTACATCTACCGCTTTTTTTGTACTGCCTTCGATTTTTTCTTTTGACTCTTTGCTGCCAATTGTTTCAGCGGTTTTATTAACGCCCTTTTTCGCTGCTTTTTCGCCGTTGCCCTCAAGTTTGTTGAGTTCACCGGTAGCCTTATCTACGAGGTCGTGAGCATTATCAACCATTTTTTGAGTTACACCCGGTTGATTTTCGTCCATTGCAGTTTTAAGCAGCTCGTAATTTGCGGTAAAGTTCGCAAGCTGATTTTCAAGGCTCTCTCTTGAACCTGTTTCAGCATCAATAAAACCGTTTTTGATTTTCTGCTGTTGTGCGTTGATTTCGTCAGCTTTACCCGTGGCGATTGCGGCAACCGTGCCGTACATATCGGTGTACTTAGCAAGTTCGATTTCTGCTCTTTCCTGTAATTCTTCGGCTTCTTCGACTTGGTCTTTTGTTACACCTTCAACGCCGTCCTTGTATGCCGTCCTTAAATTCTCGGCATTTGTCTTAAAATCATTGACCTGCTGTTCGAGAGCATCTTTAGTGCCTGTTGTGTATGTAACAATGTTGTTAGATAAATCTGACATTGCGGCTCTAATCTCTTCGGTGTTGCCTTTGGCATTTGCCGCTGTGAGGTTTTCGACGTTTTGGATCGTGGTATTATAGTTGACGAGTTTGTTTTGATATTCTTTGTATTTTGCTTCGGCTTCTTCAAGAGTTTTCTCTGTTTCTTTTGCTTTGCTCTTGGCGGTTTCAAGTGCTTCGCTATAATCTACATTATTGCTTCCAAGCGTTTTTGCTATAGCGGAACGGGTGTCCACTGTTGCGTTACCGTTTTTAAGCTGTTTATAAATATTGTCGTATTGCTCTTTGCTGATTTTGTTGTTTTGGTATGCATAGAGCGCCGAGTTAAGCTGGCTATCATCAAAAGTAGTTAGTTTGTCTAACTGCTTTTGAGCTGATTCGTTGTCGCTTTTTGCTTTTTTAAAAACAGCATATTGATTGACGCTATCAGTTTTCGCTCCTGCAAGACCTGATACGGCAGTTTGATAAGCATCTTCTGTAGCTGATAACATAGCAAGGGCTTTCTTTGATTCAAGTGCATCATCAATTGAGCCTTTAAGGTCTTTATAGGACTGAATAACATTGCCGTTCCAAGTGATTTCATCACCTGTAACTTTGCTCAGCTCATTTGTGATAAATTTTGCCCTGTCTTCATAGCCTTTTTTTACTTCGCCGTTCTTGTCAACAATGCCTTGCAATTCAATCCACAAATTGTCATAATATTGAAATTCACTTTCAACCTCTGACGCCGCATCTTTCTTACTTTGCACATATTCATCATTGGCATCTTTCAGCTCTTTGATTTCTTCCTGAGCCTGTTCGTGTGCTTCGTTAAGCTTGTCTTGTGATTCTTTAGCTTCATCGTTTGCACTCGCAATTGACCACAAGGAGCCTACAAGCGTAGCAGCTAAGCCTACGATGATACCGATTGCGTTTGATTTCTGTGCAAGGTTAAGACCTTCCTGTGCGACTTTGGCAGTCTCTGTAGCGATTCTGAGGCTTTTATATGCGCCTATAAGGCTTTGTACACCGCTTACAACAACGGTTGTTTTTTTGCCTACCCAAATACCGCCAACGAGAGAGCCTACAATTTTTAATGTAGGGATAATATCATCAGTATGATTTTCGACAAATTTACAAAGTTTTTTTACTTCGGGGAATAATGATTTGCCGATAGGATTAATGACATCAGTTTGCACAGTCCTGCCGAGACTTGCCCAATCAGCTTCAACATCATCATATTTGATGTCTTTAATCTTTTTCATGGTATTTTTGGCCTTGTCGGCAGAGCCATTAACTTTCATTAAGGCTTTTACACCGTCGACGCCCAAATCTTCCCACATCGTACCGAAGAGGTCAACGCCTGCCTGATTCTGCTTGACCTTATCGTCCATCTCAAAAAGAGCCTTTAAGACTTCTGCTGTTGCTGATTTTGCGCTGTCTCCGCCTTTTGCAAATCTTGCCTGCAAATCCTCAATACTACCTTTTGCGCCTTTGCCTGCTGATTCAAGGCTTGACAACTTTTCTTTTGCGGTTTTTAACGCCTCGGAGTATTCGGCAATTTTGTCAGCGTTTTTTTGCTTTGTCAATTCGCTTGTTGAGCTGTTAAAACCTTTTTGCTCTTCTTTTGCATAGTAAAGATTTTTTTCGAGCTTTGCGACTTCGTCCTTGGCTTTTTGAATGTCCTCAGCCGAAGCTTTTGCGCCGTAGCCGAGAAGAGCAAATCCCTCCTGCGTACTCGAGGCTGTGTCCTTAGAGCGGATGCCAAATTCTTTCATCGCATCGCCGAGCTTGTCGATACTGAAAGTACCTGCTTTAGAGCCGTTTTCAAGCGAATTAAAAAATTCATTTGCATCATAGCCGAGTTGCTTATAATGTACAGAATATTCGTTGATTGTGTCGAGCAAATCTCCGTTTTTGTTAAGGCCTTTTTGACTGCCCTGAGCAATAAGGTTAAACGCTTCATCGCCCGTTACACCGAACTGCTCCATAAGCATGTTCGCCGCTCTCAAGGTTTCGACAAAATCGTAATCGTATGTATCTCTCAATGTAAAGAGATTTTCGGTCATATCTTTAAGCTTGCTTGGATTGGTCTCGTTCGTTGTCTGCTTAATCAAAGCAAGGACATTTGCAACTTCTTCCTGAGATTCGCCGAAATTTCCTTTGTAAACATCTTCGAGGACATCTTTGTACTTTGTCATCTCCTCGGCGGTCAAGCCGGTTTGAGCCTGCAAGGAATTTAAAGCTTTTTCTTCACTGTTTGCACTTATGACAGTTCCGGTCAACGCTCCGCCGACCGTTGTTGCCGCTGCGCCTGCTTCTTTTAATGCATCACCAACAGCAGATTTGAGATTGTCAGCAGAGGATTTAACATCATCCATTTCTTTTTTGACCTTGGATAAATCAGTTTTATTTGACTTATTTTCAAGGTTTTTAAAGCTGTCGCCGACTTTACCAACGCTTGTTTCGGTTTTTGACATCTCACTTCGGGCAGATTCGAGGTTTATTTCGTTTGCCTTTTCTTCGGCTTCTGCAAGCTGTTTCTTAAAGGTTTCAAGTTTACTCTTCGCTTTTTCGACTTCTCGCTGATAAGCTCGGTACTGTTCGGTTGAGATTTCGCCGTTTTTTGCCTGCTCTTCAACTTGATTTTGTACCTCAAGCAAGCGGTCAAGAGCAGACTCACTTTTAGCAATCTGCTCTTGTAATACCTCTTGCTTTTGCGCAAGTAAAACTATGTTATCGGGGTCAAACTTTAATTGTCTGTTAATAGCCGACAATTCGCTCTGTAGGCTCGCCGATGAGGACTGTACAGCTTTTAAGGATTTCTGTAAATCCATTGTATCACCGGCAATTTTGACGGTAATACCTTTAATCGTAGATGCCATATCTGTCCTCCAATTTCCTATATCGGTTCATAAACTCACTGTACTGCTTTGTTGAGATTTCCTTGTTTTCAAATCTTTCTGTAACGAAAGGCAATACAGATTTCATTTTCTGGTATTTTTCTTCATCCTCATGGATGTTTTTATTATTTCGCAATGCAAAATAGGTTTCGACATAATCGAGCACAAAACCTATTGTAAATCTTTGTAGGTCAGCGACAGTCAGACCACACCTGACGGCATAAGATAAGACCTCTTTCGCCGTCAGGAAAGTTTTTAATCCGTTTGGGGGGTCGCTGTCGCTGTCACTTTTGGGTTGTCGCTTTTAAGGCTGTCAACAATGAGATCTACAATTTTACCTATCGCTGAAATAGCGTCCTTAATGCTGATTTCTTTTGACCAAGCTTTAAAGTTATAAATTGTATCATCTGCCGTCTTTGCCGCCGCCCATAAAAGCTTTACAGCAGTGCCAAATTTTACATCATTGAGATTCGGAACAAGAACACGGTCGGCATCACGCAGAAAGCTGTGGCCTTTGAATGTGTCCTCGTAAATGATCATTGTGTAAGCCGTAACCTCAACCTCAACATTTTTATCGTTAATAACAACTGTGTCTTTCATTAGCTCTTAGCCGCCTTTGTAGTGCCTGATGAGGCCTGATCTGTAGGAACTGCCGATTTTGCAGCCTTTACAGTAGGAGTTACAACGCTTTCGGGCAGAGTGTCGGCATAAGATGTGTAGCGCACAAAGTCATTGTCAGGGCGTGGCTTTGCTGTAACCGTAAAGGTCGGGAACTGTGGGTCGAAGTTACCTTCTGATGTTTTGTCGTTTCTGCTTGCTCTTGCAGCTACGCAGTCGAAATATGTGTCAATCTCGTAGAGCTTGTCACCTTTGTATGTTTCCTTTGCAGCGAGGAGGGCAAATCTTGGCATCACTTTGATACCGCCCTTTTCGATGATACCGCCCTCAGTTGCTTCATCATTGCCGAACCAATCTTTTTCGATGTCGTCGACTGCTGAAATAAGCTCAAGACTGATTGTATAGCCGCCGTTCGCACTTGCTACAATAATAGGCAAGCCGTCAGCGTAGATTGTATTTGAATCGCCGATAGGTTCAGCACCGATACTTCTGCCGCCTGCCTTATCAGACTTAAACCACACGGGCTTGCCGTATGTGATTTCGCCTGTGCTGCCTTCTGTCAGCACAGCATAACCAACTTTTCTGATCGTTTTATTCATAAAATAAACACTCCTTATGTTTTTAAATTCTTTTTATACCGCTCAAATCACCGCCACCAAAAGCTTCCGATGATTTGATAAGCTTTTTTATTCCGGCTTCAAATTCGCCGTGAATTTTCTTTGTTGCCGGAGCAATATGCACCTTCGGTTGTACCGTTCCGCCTTTTTGGCCCCTCTTTTTACGAGTTTTTTCGAGGAGGTGTGTAAGCCGGTACTCAGGTTTAGCGGCATACACCGTTTTTTCGTAAAAACGAAATGTTTCATTTGTAACCTTTACCCTAAACGATTTGCGATATTTTTTTCTTCTGCCGACAGGTGCATTTTTCTTAATTTCGTTTTTGAGCTCTTCTGATTTTTCGTCAACCAACAACCGCACGCCCATTTGGACATCAGCCGAGTAGGTTGCAAGCTCTTTCGATAAGGTATCGCCGATTCGGTCGATGCCTATTTTTTTGTAACTGCTCATTTTAATTTTCAAAGACTACGCTCAAATTGTAATAAGTTACACAAAGCTTGTTGGTTGTGTCCCACGCTCGATTTGGTTTTTTCCAGCCTAAGCCATTTTCAGACATCCATTTTTCAAGCTTCGTTTCGCTTGCATGGTCGTCTTTTGATGTGTAAAGCTCAACGATAATTTTTGCGTTTGTAAAAATTGGTTTTCCGTCAGCAAAGATACCTGTTTCTTCATCTTTGAAATAGACAAGATAAGGCGCAACGGTCGATTTGTTGTAATCGGCTTCAATACTTTTAAAGCTACAGCCTTTGAAAAGTTCAACAAATTCGTCAAAATCCTTAAAAAACATCTTCGTCACCCTCAAATAAGCCTCTTTGCGACAAACTTAAAATTGAACAAGAGGGATTTTTGCTTTTATCGTGCTGTATTTGCTCAATTTTAAAGCGTGTGCCGTTAATAACAACCGCCATATCTGTTCGCAAACTTTCGTCCTTGTGGATATGTATTACCTTTGACAGCTCAATGTCGTTCTGTTTTGCTCCGTAAAACCGAGTCACTCCGATTTTTTCATTACCAAAACGATATTTTTTCAGGCTGTCGGCGATGATGTCATCGTTTTCATCGGTTTCATAGATTTTCGCAATACCGTCATTAAAGGTTAAAAAGTCTATGTTATTCTTTAAAATCATAGTTTTTCACCTCATATTCCTGCCTTAATTTCAGAATTTCGCTTTCAAAATTATGGTCGAACATTTCAACAGCGTTCGAGTAAGCATAACGGCAGTAATCAAACAGCAAACTTCTTGCCCTTGTCGGTCGGTCAAAATCCTCATCAGTAAGCAGAGGGTTATAATCACGGAGGTGCTGTTTTCCATTGGCTATAATCAGTTGAATTTTCGACTTTGTGCTTTCGTCTGTTTCAATGTGCTCACGGTCAAAATCGAGCATATTAACTACATCGTTCATGATTCCCATTGTTCAACACCTCCGTGAAAAATTAAGCTGTTGCTGTCTGATTAAGAGTTACCTTGATTTCAGCAGGATTGAGCGCCGAAACATCAATCTTAAGAAAATCGTTTGTGTGAAGCGAAAAGCCTGTTGCATAAGCTTTAATGAGATAAACCCTATTATCTTCGAGAAACTGATACTGATCTGAATATTCGAGTTTTCCTTCCTTGCCTGTTGAAAGGCAAGCTTTGTATTTTGAAAGCTGACCGATAACAGCCGTACCCTCTGTTACCATTTCAGAGGGGTAAACATTAGTTGGGAACGGGAAAAGGTTGTTTTTGTACGAGCCGTCTGTGGCAAGCACAGTCGTTGCAGGGATGATTTTTGTGAGATAATCAACAGGATTTACGATAAGATCGACCGATGTAATGTTGTTCGTTTTACCGCCCTTGCCCTTTGCGAGCTTTGCAACAACATCCATATACGACTTAATGTCAAGGCTTGTGAGCTTTGTTGCTGTTTTCTCGGTGTATGCACCTGCCTTTACAGCACCCTCGGGATCCTTAAGCATGCCGATAGGCTTTCCGTTGCCGTCACCGTTGATAAAACCGTCCTCGAGGGCATATGCGAGAGCGTCCGCAAGGATTCTGCGAACATATGCATCAATGTATATTGCGCCGAGGTCAAGGATATCCTTTGGAACAGGAACAAAGGCACTTACCTTAGATGTTGAGAAATCCTTTTCCTGAATTGTGCCGGCAAGCTCCTGTGTGATTTTGGAGTTCAGTGCGCCCCAAGCGGCAAGCTGTTTTGTGTCTGTGGCAAAGATTGCCTTAACGGAGCCGTATGTGTTTTCAATGCCGATTGCATCAAGAAGCGGATGCGTGCTTGTGATGTCATCAAGCACGGAATCAAGAATCGTCTGGGGAATTGTAACATCAAGACCTGTAAGAGCCTGCTTAACATCGTTTGACTTTGCCGATTTTACAAAGTTTTCGTAGAATTTCTGCTCAGCTGTCGTGAGCTGTCTGAAACCTCTGTTCGAGAGAATTGCATTGTCGGCAGTTTCGCCGATTTCCTGAGCAACGGAAATAATGGACTGCTGAATGCTCTCCGCATACTCGTTGAGAGCATTTGTCATCTTTGTTTCGTCTTTTGATTCAAAAGCGTCTTTAAAATTCTGTGCAAACTGTGCTTTTGCGTTTGCAAGTAAATCAAGATTTTTCATTTTTTCATCTTCCTTTACAAATAATTTTTGGTTTTAAAAAGTTCTTCAAAAAATTCAAAGCTGTCCTTTTCTTTCGGTTCAGCCTGTGGTTCGGGCGGTGTCTGCGGTTTAGGCTTTGTTCCGAGCATTTTTAAAAGCTCTGCCGCTGCCTGTTTTGCTTTCGGGTTTTTCTTCTGCTGTGCATCGTTAACGATTTCTTTTGATTCCGTTAAATCGACAGGATCAACGATTTCATCACACAAACCGAGGTCAAAAGCCTCTTGTGCGGTCAGAAATGTTTCAGCATCGAGCAACGGTTCAAGCTTTTCTCTTGTAAGCTTTTCGCCTGCGTGAACAAGATAAGAGTTTGTGCTTGCCGTGCTGATTTTTTCAAGCTGTTCAGCGTAATCTCTATGTTCTTTTGCATTTCCGTAACAGCCTCCGACCGCATGGTGAATCATCATTGTTGTGTTTGACGGCATTACAATCTTGTCAGCCGCCATTGCGACAACAGAGGCGATTGAACAAGCCATACCGTCAATGTATGCAGTGACCGGCACACTCTGCCGTTTGAGCAGGTTGTAAATAGTTACACCTTCATCGACGAATCCACCCACGGAATTGATGTAGATTTCAATGCCTTCAATTTCACCTGCTTTTTCAATTGCTTTACGGATATATTCGGCACTTGTTTTGGATTCTACGAGGTCGCCCAAAATATTCAAATAGCTCGGCTCGATTTCGCCATAAAGATATATCTGCAAGACACTCTGATTTTCAGCAATCTGCTTGATGTTGTAATTTCTACTTTTCATTTATTCACCACCCTTCAAAGCATTTGCTATTGTTTGGTAATTTTTAGTAATGTAATATGTATGCGCCCAAGCCTCCGAGCAAGGGAGCATATTGCAATATTTTTGAGCCTGTGCAGGTGTCAGCACACCGCTGGCAATTGACTTGTCGAGGTTGTTCGCCTGACTTACGGCATCAATGTGTCTGACTGTCGTTGTGTCAATTAAGAGATAATTGCCTTTGCTAAATTCGGTAGCGCCGAATCTCTTTTTTGTAATCTCTTGCTCAAACATATTTGCAATCGGATCAATTGCGTTTCCGATAGCGCAATCCATAGCGTCCGAGAGTTGAGAGGCTTCCCCACTTAAAATAGCCGGCGGAATGTGCAAAGCATTGCCAACAATCGTGTATGCCTCAGTTCTCAATTTTTGGATATCGTTAATCTCGCTGTTTGTAGTCTTTCCGGCATCGGTTGAGGGTTCTGAATATTTCATACCCTTAAAAATTGGCATAACAGCGTTTTTGTTTGAGTAAAATGATTTAAACTGCTTTGACAGCACTTTGTTGTAGGTTTCGGCAAAATTTTCATCACCAAAGCTATAATTTTCAAGCTCCAAAATGCCTTTGTGACCGACCGCTTTGTTATATCTTTCCTGAGCCGATAGCATTAACTGCTCGTAAGTATTACACATATCGGCCAATAAGCCGTTAAGAGCAAAGTTGTTATATCTGAGGTAAATTACCTCACTTTCAGGAAAAATGCGTTGATATGTAAAATTTCGACAAGTAACGCCGCTGAATGTGTCGTCAATCAAAGCGTGTTCCGTTCTTGAAAAGCTATCAGCAATCATAAGCTGATTATCGGCTGTTTCGATAACTAAAAGCTCATTGTCAAAAATCAACTTTGCAACAGCCTGCGTAAAAAATTCGATTTTTGTTTGATGTTTGTTAGGTGCATAGTTCCACAGATAGTATTCAGCTTTGCGACTTTCTCGGTTATTGTTTACCGTCACAAATTCGCACTTCGCCAAGCTTCGAGCAATAAAATCAATCGCCGTAAATAGAGCAAGCTCAGTCAGGTGAAATCTCTGTTCATCAACCGCCGAGCCGTCCTCGTTAAATTCCGCTGCAACGGCATCTTTTCTAAAAAGATTTTTCACCCAGTTTATTACTTTCATTTTTTTCACCTGCCTTTAAAATACAATCGCATTAAAGCAATTCTTAAGTTCATCAACCGTCATCGGCTGATTTTGTTTCAGCAAATCAAGCTGTGTATATGCGGCGACAAACGCCATAAATCCGTCTGTTTTTCGTGATTTTGGTTCGATTTTGCCGTATATGATATTGCCGTTTTTATCCTCAACGGCAGAAGTATTGTTTGTGTACCAACGCATTAACGCCGAATCGCCCCAAACAATACGGTGATTTGCAAAATCAGAGGCAATCAGGGGAGCAACAAGCATTTTATCCGAAGGCCTTACAAGTTTAAGGTTATTTCGTCCTTTACGGTCACACTCAAAGCCCAACTGCATTAACGGCTCTTTTAAAAGCGTGTATCGGTAATTATCCAAAGCTCCGCCGATAATGTTGTAATGGTCTTTCTGCTCTCTCAACCAGTCGGCGACGATTTCAGGTGGGATTTCCGCCCCATCCACTCTTTTTAAGTCGGGTTGCTGAGCATACGGAAATTTAATCCTGCCCAAGTCTGCCGATTGCGAGCAATACCACGAAAACGGCTTCCATACGATTTCACCGTCGATTAAGAACATTAACCCTATTCCCAAGAAGTCGGTCGTTTTTGTATAATCAATACCAAAAACACACGGCTTGCCCTCAAGGTCGGGAAGAGGCCTGTTTGTAGCTTTGATATTTTCCCATGAGGTAACAGGATGGGCTTCTGTGCCTTTTGGGATATTCATACGCTTAGTCATAAAAGATGAATTGTTCACCTTATCACGCTTCCAATCCTCGAATTCCTTTTGAATTTCTCTCAATAGGTTTGGAAAATATTGCAACGACGGATTTGCTTTGTACCAATTTTCTTGCTCATATACCTCTTTTTCATTGTCTAACCTGCATATGAAATAAAGAGTGCCGTTGTCAGGTGCATCACCATTCAACACTTCAAGACCGGCGGCAAGCTCGTTGTCAAGTGGTCCGTCCCGAACCTCTCCCATGGTTGTAATTGTTGTTCTGCGTGGCATAGCTTTTTTACCTAAGCCTGTTGTGAAAACATCAATAAGCTTATAATTTTCGTATGCATGCTTTTCATCAAAGTCGACTTTACCGGGTCTGCCTCCGTCTTTCGTTTTGCTGTTTGAAGTTCTGTATCTGATTGTTGAATTAGTCTTTATGTTTGTAATCTCTGTTTTGTTCCACTTAAAATGCCGCTGCATTTTTGTAGAATTGTTTTCCAAAATTTCGTAGATGTCATTAAAGGTTGTGCTTGCTTGCTCTTCTGATGTTGCACAAATGTCAATATCGTAATTGCGTATGCCGTTGACAGGCGTGAGCAGAGCAAAATCTTCAAATGCAAGATAGCCATTTTTTCCTGCGCCTCGCCCGACCACACAAACTAAATCGGGAAATCTTAATACACCCGGTGCGGAATATGTGCAATTATGCAGAATAAAACAAAACTTTTCCCATGCAAATAATTCGTATGGAAAATATTTCTGTAGAGCAAAATACTTTTCAACCTGCTCATTGTCAACATAGACTTGCTCATTTTCGAATACTTTTTCTATGAAATTTACAAGCTGTATTTGCTCTTTGCATACACGATATTGACCACTTTTTACTTGCTTTATGTAATCGTCAAGGTATTTACAGTTCGTCATCCGAATCACTTTCGACTTTGTCAATTGACAGCCCCATTTGTGAGAGGATCGCTAAACGCTGTTTGTTGTACATTACGGCATTTTTTACAGATGGGTTGTCCTTCATATACTCTTTGCCTGTGGCGCTGATAGCTTTGTATGTCAAGCCATTTTTGCGGATGTCCGCCTGCATTTTACGCTCAAGTTTAGTGCAGAAGATGTAACTGTCAATTAAATCTCTATAGACTTCAATGTTTGCCCCTTTCAAAGTCAGTTGCTCAATTAAGCTATCCTTGATTTCAGCAATTTTAATCTGCGCCATTTTGTTCTCTCCTCTCTGAAAATTTCTCGTGTGCGTGCGCGAGACCAAACTGTCGTGCCTTTACACCGTTATCCATAAGCCTCAGAATTTTTCAATTTTTTACCCGGGGGTATGTCTTTTTTGACTACCACCGTTCAGCAAACTCATCTTTTAATTTTTTTGGTTCGTACTTGTGATGTTCTTTGTAATGGCAATCTTTGCATAGACATTCGAGGTTGTTGATGTCAAGAGCAAGGTCAGGTCTTTCTTTAAGATACAGCTTGTGATGTACCGCCTCACAAGGGCTGTACTTACCCACAGCACGACAGCGTTCACATTCGTAATGTTCTTTTGCTTTTTTTGCATCTCGAACTTTTTGCCAATCAGCTGTTAAATAAAATCTATATGCCTTGCCCTCACGGATTTGGCGGACGATCCAGTCCGTTGTTACTTTTCTTTTTATCACAATTTAATTTTACAGCAAATTTATTTGTTTCTACTGACATCTTTCTTTGTGCAATATGTACAAACATTAAGTCCGCGGAGCTTAGCACAAAGCAATCGTGCCTCTTTGAGCCAGCGGAACACCGTGCGCTCATCTGTGTAGTTGTTTATTGCAAACTTAGTCACCCTCAAATTTATCTCACCTTTATGCAATGCCGCTGTTGGTGCAACAAAATAAACAGCGCTGACGGCTTGACATATGTAGTCTTTACCGCTGTTTGTCAAGCCATTGAGCGTGTCTATCACAGCAAGCAAGTCAAGTTGTAGCGCTCGATGCATTGTCTCATCAGCAATGACTTGTGCTTTGCTTGGATAACCGAGCGAGGCATAAAGTCTAAACTGTGCAATTGTATAGTCTCTTGTCGAGTCTCTCAAATTTTCGCACCTCCGAATTTTTTGTGTTTGTGAGTGTCGGCCAAGTAAGTGAAATAAAAACTTGCTCCTGTGTAGTCATTTATCCACATTTCGTCTTTGTAAAAATAATATCCTTCAGGGCAAGGCAAGGCTTCACCTCGTTCAAGCTTTCTGTACTCTCGCTTTTTTCCTTCAATAACTTTGACATCAGGTTTGGCAAGGTTGCGAGATGTTTTCAGCCGCTTTTTTCCGTTGACATCTTTGCGAATGTATTTTGCAAGGTCAGCATAATTGCCGTCTTGGTAGAGCGGAGTAAAATTTATGCCGTTTTTCCACGGCCAGCATTCCATTAATATTTCACGCACGCAATTCTCAATTACAATATGCAAATGCCAATTCTTTCCGAGCTTGCCACATTCGCAGTAGCCGATGTATTTAAACTTGATTTGTTTCTTATCTGTCCTGCGTTTCACTCGCTTAAAAAAATTCGATACAACCCTCTCAAATTCATCTTCGGTAAATTTACCAAACGGAGCGGAAAATCTTGCGAACCAGTCGCCCTCAGAGAAGTTGCAGAGGATAAGCCTCTGTGTGTGTTGTTCTCCTCTGATACGGTTTGCTCTGACTTGCTTTTCGTTGGTTCGGGATTGATTGATTTGCCTCGCAAGATTTTTCTTGTTTCTCTTTCTGAAAGATTTATAATATTTCACCTCGAGCAGAGGCCCCGACTTGATTTCAGCTTTGTATGTAAACATATTAAACTTCCTATTATATATGTTAAAACTAAAACGGTCACTTAATTAATTTCTATAGCAGGCTATAAAAGGAGTGTTTCAACTCCTTAATTTGTGACTGATTATTATTCTATTTTCGCATTAAAAAGTCAGATGATATAAATATGCAGTAACCCAATCTGACCACTTGAGTTACTGCTCTGTGCAACCTTGCCGCTGCAATTGTGTGTTTAATTTTTGGTGCATTCTTTTTAACAGCTTAATCAAAAGCGGAAGTCGTCGCTTTGATTACTTTTTTTGAATATAGGATTTAACTTGATTTGAATTTCCTTTAAGATTTTGCACACGGCAAGAATATTGCCTTACTTTAAATACCGAAGTATTCTTTGTAGCTTTTTGCGATTCCTCGACAATCGTCCGACTTAACCGGCACGTGACAAGCTACAGTTCTGATGTTGTCGGCATCCAACTCTTTGAAAATTTCCGATGCTCTCGTTTCTTCTGCCGATTTATAAAACTTAAAGAGCAAATCTACAAACGGTATGTTTCCAAACTCGTCCAAAAAGGCTGTATCATTTTCGGTCAACGTTTTTAAGCAATCTGCTTTATATGTATCTGATGCGTCCGATAAAATAAAAAGTTTGTTGTAAATATCCTGCTTCGTGAGCAAATCAATAATTTGTAAAGCTATCGACAACACTTCCGGATCATGTTCAGCAATCGCCTTTGACAGTTCCGTTAGTTTACATGAGGTTTCTCTTGTGCGTTTAATCCACTCAATATGTTCTTTTTCGGCGAAAAATGTGTTGGTTCTAAATCTGCGATATTCTTGTAAGAGTTTGTACTTTGCCTTAACACAAGCCTTAGCGGACAGCAATCCTATTTTCGCACAGCTGTATATTGCAGACATTGACAGAACAAGCCATCTGTTGAATATATCAAGATTATTGATTTCATTAACATCAAGAGCGCCGTCAATAAACGCAACAACGAGCTTGTCAAGCTCTGATAATGTTTCTGCCGGCGCTGTCGGGCTGTCCTGTGTTTCCGCTGCAACTGTTTTTTTGGATTCAGCCATTATTGCTTGCCTCACTTTCAAGCCATTTTCTAATAATTTCTTCATTTTCAAGACAAGGAGCATCACAATTTTCGCAATAACCGCAAACATTGTTATTTAATGTGTCAAGCATAATATCAAGCATAAAATGTGTCATTTGCTCTTTGCTCATTGATTTGATTTTTTCAAAGTTTGTCATTTTGCCTGTTCTCCTTTATCAAACAACATCTTTTATATTTTTTTCCGCTTCCACAAGGACAAGGTGCGTTCCTATGACTATTTTTAGGTGGGTGATATGTAACGGTAGCGAGAAAAGATATATTACAATCTTGTGTATAATACCCACATATGTCAGCAGGTTCTTTAGTTATATGGGCTTTCATTTTCTTCACCTCCTACAAGCTCGGGATTATCGTATATATTCCCGACAACTTCAATTTGTTTCAAATCTTGATAATATCCAAACGATAAGGTTTCAAGTGTTGAATACACAAGACCAAAATACGCTGTTCCGTTTCTTTGTTCAAACACTACATTATGAACAGTATCACCATATTTTACAATATCTCCCTCGAAAATCTTTGTGCCGTGCTTATCAACCATACCTGTGTACTGACCGACTGTGTCAGCGTCAATATGCCACACATTTGAGCTTTCGTTCTTGTATGGCTCTTTGATTACCAAGCCTTTTGGTTCAATACTTAAAAATCCGTACTTCCATTCGTTTCCGAATTTTCCTCTGAATAATATTTCTCTCATCATTTTTCACTCTCCTTACCTGTTTTATTTTGCTTTTCA